GCCGACGCCGTACAACTCGAAAATGTGGTTACTGAGGACTGCAAAGACCCCGTACGAATTCAGAAGCGTATCGCGTTGCTGAACGGAACGATTGAGTAGGTTTGGCTGAGCCGTTCGCCTAATGGAGCTTTGGCACGTCCTGATAGACGGAATGGGTTCGAATCCTAGCGGCTCACTTTTGTTTGTTTGTTTTTACTTTGAAAGGGTTGATTATGCAGATTGCAGTTAACAGACGGCATTTCTTAGGACTACTTGACCGCGTTGCGAGTGCAGCGGCTAGCGGTCGAGTTACGCACGAGGTTCTAAAGTTTGTTCGCGTCGATGCGGATAAACGGATCACCGTGCAAGCGACTGACGGCGAAGTGTCCATAATGGTTGATGGTGATGCGGAGGTTGTTCAGCCTGGTTCGGCGTTGATCGATCCAGCAAAGACGGCTTCGCTTCTCAAAGAATCATCGGCTGAGATTATCACGATTGACGCAAGCGAAAGCAGCGTACAATTTCAGGCCGGCAAATCGAAGTTCAGCCTTCCGAGCCTCGATCCTGAGAAGTTTCCGCGATGTAAGAAAGCGGAAGATGCGAAGTGGATAACAACGCAAGCCGAGCCTCTTACCGGGGCTATCAATCGCACGAAGTTTGCTTGCGATACGGATAGCACCCGCTACCAGCTAGGCGGCGTATTGATCGAGTCCGCAGACGGCGAACTGGTGCTAGTTGCTACCGATGGGCGTAGACTCTCGAAGCTAACCATCGACGCTATCGGCGGCGATGTTGGCAAGTCGGCTATCGTGCCTCAAAAGGGCCTTGCTGCGATCATTAAAGCGATCAGCGGGGCGGCTGACGTAAATATCCACTTAGCGAACAACTCGATACACGTCGCAACTGAGGCGGCTTACGTCGAGTCTCGATTAGTCGAAGGTCGATTCCCTGATTATACGAGAGTTATTCCGTCAACGGCGTCATCTACCAAGGTGCCCATCGAAGCAGGGCCGTTTGTTTCAGCGATGCGGCAAGCCCTCGTTGTTGCCACCTCGGAGAATCGCGGCGTCAATCTCTTGTTTGCTCCTGGTGAGTTGGCAGTAAGTGCAAGAGGTGCGGATATCGGAGCGGTTGAAACGTCGCTTGCTATCGACTCTTCGCTAAACCTCAAAGCAACGATGGACGGGCGATACGTCCTCGACTTCGCTGAGCGATGCGGGTCGGATGAGGTGTTTGAGCTAAACATCAAGTCGGAATCTGAGCCAGCGGTGTTTGTGTCGGATCGTTGGACTTATGTAGTCATGCCGATGGCAAGGAGTTGATGATGAACGTCGAGTCTATCAAAACCGAACTTGTAAAGATCATAGGCAATGTGACATACGTTCACGCAATCATCGAAAACGTATCGGACAAACTGAAGAAATCCGATCTTGAGATCGAAAAACTCAACTCCATCATCGACGAGTTGCGAGATGAAAATGATCGATTAAAGCGAGAAGCGAAAGGCGGTGAGGCGTGAGTACTTCAACCAAGTCCCGTCGCAAGCCTCGATGCACAACTTGCCAAGGTCGCATTGCTGAAATCAACGGCAAGTGCTACCGATGCCATAATCATCGGCTAGCTGTTGAGCGACTGAAGCAGGAGGCGATTGGAGCTAGAGCGAATCAACGAGCGTTAGAAGAGCGTGAGAAGCAAAGAATTGTTTTTCTGCAAAAAGCGATGCGGCCAGTATCGCGATTGGTTAAGACCGGGAAGCTAGGCGAAGATGGGCTGCCTAGCTACGAACGAAAGCATGTCGGTTGGCGTTGCAGCGTTTGCGGTGCTACATGCGTTAAACAAAGTTGCCCATTGTGTGAGGTGTTGCGTTAATGGATTATCAAGAGTTTATCGCGTCGAAGCGGAAAGCGATTCCGTCGCTTGGTTTCGATGTTAAGGATCAAGAGCTAAATCCAAAGTTAATGGATTGGCAAGCAAGAGTCGTAAAATGGGCGTTGCGTCGAGGCCGCTCGGCACTGTTTGAGGATTGCGGACTTGGTAAGACATTTCAGCAGCTCGAATGGGCTAGACTAGTGCACAAGAAAACAAAACTGCCCGTCGTTGTTCATTGCCCGGTGGGGGTTCGCTCGCAGACAAAATCCGAGGCTGAGAAGTTTGGTGTCAAGTGCAGCGTTGCTGTAGTTGACGATCCATCGGAAATCATCGATGGAGTTAACCTCGTCAACTACGAAAAGCTTCACAAGTTCGACGGAATTAAGTTCGGAGGAGTTGTGCTCGATGAGTCAAGCATACTCAAAGGCATGAATAGTAAGACGCGTGAGTTGTTGACGGACAGATATGCAGGCGTTGAGTATCGATTGGCTTGCACAGCTACGCCAAGTCCAAACGACACAATGGAGCTAGGCAACCACGCCGAATTTCTTGGGGTGTGCCAAGCTGGAGACATGCTCAATCGATTCTTCTACCACGACTCAAGCGACACATCCAATTGGGTCTTAATGCCTCACGGCAAAAAGGACTTCTGGAGCTGGGTTTCGCAATGGGCTGTGTGTATTGGCAAGCCAAGCGACATAGGAGGAAGTGACGATGGATTTGTGTTGCCAAAGTTGCGAGTGCATAGGCACATTGTCGAATCGGTTGATACGCCTTGCGAGGGTGCATTGTTCAGCACTCGCGGGATAACGGCAACTAGCATACACGAAGAGAAGCGTATTACTTGCGCAACAAGAGCGGCGAAGGCTTGTGAACTTGTTAATGCCGATGATTCACAGTGCATCGTGTGGTGCGACACTGACTACGAGTCTAGTGAATTAACCAAGTTGATTGGCGAGTCTGTCGAGGTTAAAGGCTCGATGACTTCCCAGCAGAAGATTGAGGCGTTCGACGCGTTTGCTAGTGGCAATGTAAAGACGATCATAACCAAGCCGTCAATAGCTGGCATGGGTCTTAACTGGCAGCACTGCAATCGCATGGTGTTTGCAGGTCTTAGTTACTCGTTTGAGCAATACTATCAAGCGGTTAGGCGATGCTGGAGATTTGGCCAGGTTAATCCTGTTGATGTTCACATCGTCATAGCAGACAGCGAGTCGGCGATTACGTCGGCCATTGCTCGCAAGGAATCAGACTTTGACGCTATGCGTTGCGGCATGGCTGAGGCGATGCGTGACTCAACGCTTGCTGAGTTCGGACTAAGAGAAGGAAAGCGGGACTACAAGCCCGAAGGATCGTTTAGTTTACCATCTTTTTTGAAAGGTTGATACCGTGAGCGTTACAGCAAAAAACAGTGAGTCTGGATTGAATTGGCATTTGTATAACGGCGATTGTTGCGAGGTGATTAAAGACATTCCGGACGAGTCGATTGGCTTTAGCGTTTTTAGCCCGCCGTTTGCGTCGCTGTACGTTTACAGCGACATTATAAACGATATGGGCAACTGCGAAAGCGATGAAGAATTCTTTGCCCATTTTGGGTTCTTAATCTCGGATTTGTTTCGAGTTCTCAAGACGGGTCGCTTAGTGTCGGTGCATTGCATGAACATGCCAAGCACGATTACGCGGGATGGGTACATTGGCATCCGCGACTTTCGCGGCGATATCATTAGAGCGTTTCAGCGTGCTGGATTTATCTATCACTCAGAAGTGTGCATCTGGAAAGATCCGGTTACGGCAATGCAGCGAACCAAGGCACTTGGGTTGCTTCACAAGCAAGTGGTCAAAGACTCATCCATGAGTCGTCAAGGCATCCCGGACTACGTTTGCACTTTTCGCAAGCCTGGAAAGAACGCAGATCCAATCCAAGGCGAGTTCGATCACTTTGCAGGTGAGTCTTTCGAGCAAAGCGGCAATCTATCAATCGACATCTGGCAGCGTTACGCTTCGCCAGTGTGGATGGATATAAACCAAAGCAACACGCTAAACGCAAGGGCGGCTCGAAGCGAATCCGACACAAGGCACATATGTCCATTACAGCTTGATGTTATTCATCGATGCTTGCAGCTATGGAGCAATCCTGGTGATGTTGTATTATCTCCATTTGCCGGCATCGGATCAGAGGGCCACGAGTCGATTAAGATGGGACGAAAGTTCATCGGGATCGAATTGAAGGAAGAGTATTTTGCGGAAGCGTGCAAGAACCTGAAGCAGTGCGAATCCGTCGCATTGCAACCATCTCTCTTTGACGGAATCGAGGTTTAGTATGTACACCTATCGCGGCGAAGTTAAAGCGGTCATCGATGCCGATACTATCGACGTGCTAATCGATCTAGGTTTTGGCGTTCACACTATGGAACGCTTGAGGCTCTACGGGATCGATGCACCGGAGATGAAAACGGAAGCTGGTAAGATCGCCAAAGAGTACGTCAAGAGCGTACTAATGGGCGGCGATGCTTTCAAGTACGTCTACGTCCGCACTCTCAAAGACAAAAAAGATAAGTACGGGCGAAAGCTGGCGGTGCTTTACTTTGATCCTGTTTCGATGCTTTGGGATCACGACGAATCGAAAATCGAGATGATGGTTAGCTCATTTAACAGACAGATTGTGGCAAACGGTCACGCTGTCGAAAGGTATTGGTAATCCTTGGCCGGGTGGACTTGTTCCGCAGGCTGGTGAGCGGTAAGTGCCATCGGTGACGCTCTAAATTAGAGACACCCAACTACCGCAGCAGGGCCATTGTTCGCAATCGCAAGGGGCCTTGCCCCCTCTTCCGCTTTTTGCGGGAGGGGGGTTTTATTTTATCTCAATACTCTAAATCAATTTTGCCATGTATCAACTCAGAGACTATCAACAGGATGCGGTAGATCAGACTTTCCGCATGTTGACGAACGCAGAAACACCAGAAGCGAAGCCGGTTATATGCTTGCCGACAGGGGCCGGAAAATCGCTTGTAATCGCAGAGATAGCACGCCGAGCCGTAGCAGATTTCAGGGGCCGCGTATTGGTGCTACAACATCGCAAAGAGCTAATCGAGCAAAATGCCGAGAAGATCCAGGGCTTGCTACCAGAATACAACGTAGGCTTGTATTCGGCTGAACTTCGACGTCGCGATGTGCTTAATAACATCGTGGTAGCGGGAGTCCAAAGCGTCTACAACAGAGCATCGGAGCTAGGCCATCGCAATCTAGTAATCATCGACGAATGCCACCTAGTACCAGAACGCGATGAGGGCATGTACCGAACGCTACTTGGCAGCATGGAGCTAAACGGTCGATGCAGAGTAACCGGACTAACCGCAACTCCATACCGAACCGGAGATGGATACATCTACGGCAAGGATAAGCAATTCTCGCACTTGATCGAACCGAAAGATGCTGACATTCCGACTTTGATTGAACGCGGATTGCTTTGCAAGTTAATAAGCTCAAGCGCTGAAAGCTCTGTTGATACAAGCGGCTTGCATATTCGAGCGGGTGAATTTATCTCGAAAGAATGCGAGCGGTTATTCGGTGAGCAAGAAATACTAGATGCTTGCAACGAGTTATTAGCAAAGACTCAAGATCGGCATAGCGTTCTGATATTTTCGACTTCGGTGAACCATGCAGCGGCAATTCGGCATATCCTGCAAATGTCGACGGGATCAGTCGTTGAAATGATTCACGGAGGAACCGCAAAGCTAGATCGAGAAAACATCATCGAGCGCTTTCGCCAACTGCGAACGCGATACCTCGTAAACGTCGATGTGCTTACAACCGGCTTTGACGCCCCTGTTGTTGATTGCGTTGCCATCCTTCGAGCTACGGCATCACCTGGGCTATATGCCCAGATCGTAGGTCGAGGGATGCGTCCGCACGAGTCGAAGCATGATTGTTTAATCCTGGACTTCGGAGAAAACATCAAGCGACATGGGCCGATTGATCGAATCAGGCCAGCGCGAAAAACAAGCAGCGAAGCAAGCGGCGAAACCGTTGAAACGGAGCGGAGCGTATCTGGCCGAATGTGTCCAGCTTGCGAGGTAGTACCACAACCGGATCAAATAGAGTGCGAATGCGGTTTTCGATTCCCTGTTGGATTTAGGCACAACGCTACAACCGACGATGCTGAAATCATATCCAGCGATAAAGAGCGGATTTACTGCGTAGTAAATGTGTTTTATCGAGTAGTTAGGCCGAAGAACCAAAGCCCATGTATGTTGGTTGAGTATGCAGTCACAAGCAGCGGCAAGAATCGCATGGAAAACGACATGCCGACGCAGTGGATCAAGTTCGATTCCGCAAACTGCAACGTAGATAGATTCTGTCGGCAATGGTGGAAGAAGCGAACAGATGAACCGTTTCCAAGCGATGCTTACGAAGCGGTCAAGATTGCAAGCTCAGGAGAGTTTCGCAAGCCTAGAATCATCAGTGCATCTAGGCCAAAAGATAAATCATATTGGAAGATCGAATACCCAGGATGGCTAAACGTGAAAGAAGAGGTTGCAAATGAGACAGTTTCCTAAATCGATGACAGAGCGTAGGCAATGGATAACCTGGACACTGACGAGCGACGGCAAGAAAATACCGAACGGTAAATCGAATGATCCTTCTACCTGGACGGATTACGAATCGATCAAGAACGAACCGCGTATCGCGTATGTTTTCCACGAGTCAGATCCTTTTGTTGGGATCGACTTAGATGACTGCATCGATGAAAACGGAACGCTCAACGAAGCAGCTTTTAATGCTTTAAGCATGTTTGAAAACTTAGCATATTGCGAAGTCTCCCAAAGCGGACGAGGTTTGCACTTCATCGTTCGCGGTAAAAAACCGGATTGGTCAGTATGTAGTCGCAACGG